TTGTAACAGTTTGTTGTGCATTACTTCTAAAAACAAGTTTATAAACACCGTTACCGATTTGATAACTTCTTGTTCCACCAGTTTGACTCGTTGTATATGTAAATGTTGTTTCAAGTCTGTTAGAATTTACTTCATATAGATCTACAAAAATTGAATCGCTTATTGTACCAAAGTTTACTGTAAGTGTAAATTGAAATAATTGTCCTGTAGTTAAACCGTATGGATTTATTGTAGTGTTTGTTAGTGTAAGTATTTCTTCGTG